CGTGCACTTTCTCTGTGCGCGGGATCCCGGTGAAAACCGAATCCCAGTTAGGTCTTAAGGGCTCCCTGCTTGCAGGAGATAGCCACCTAACAAATAGGTCTATAGAGAAGCTTGAGTCCCTGGCTGGTGTGACACCCTTTCGATTGGGAAAAGGGAAGTAATGACTCCCTTGTCCGTTCTCGAGAAGGTTAGCACCCTAACCTCGAGACGTCTGGCCCGGAGGAGAGCGATAGACCTATCTTTCAAGAAAGATAAATCTAAAGCTACAACAATTCTACTAAATCAAAAAATGACATTAATAAAGAGATTAATTCTCTTTATCAATGCCTGATTTTTGAAAGTTCAAACTGCTGACGTTTGCATCAATTACTGACTAGGACTTGTCCAAAAGTGACAATCCACAAAGGGAAATCATGAAACAATAAGACGGGTTAAAGCTACCCACTTATTGATCACGAAGTACCTCTGTGGGGAACCACTGTTGGTACATAGCTTCCCTATAAAGACTTTGAAGGACGGTTTACCCGCCCATCTTGGTCCTATAGGGGTCCTGGTTAGATCTGGTGATATTAATTCCATCAGATTGGCCTTGACCCTGATGAAGGTGTCAAGAACAATTAGTGGAATTGGATCACCAGACTTAACTCCGATAGAAACGAAAACTCAACTACAGTTCAAAGATTGAACTGGGCTGGTTTCGGTCATAAAGGAGCTAAACCTTCAATGCAAAATCCCCAAATGGTCAGAACCCCACTTCTCAACCAAATCCGGACCCAATGGACAGGCTTTATTAACATCTCTCTTAGACCTTACCTTACTACCTGATAGTTTACTTAAAAGTATCTATCAAGTAGGAGGGGAAGCTCTAAAAGAGTATATTAATAATTTCCTGCCTTACATTAAATCTAATGTAATAGAGGCTAATTGTAAGGCCCTTGGATTAAAACCCAAAGGTCTTATAAGAAGACTCGCATTGGTTCAGGATCCGGAAGCGAAGTGTAGGATAGTTGGAATTCTTGATTACTGGTCACAAACGGCCTTGAAGCCCTTACATGATCATGTTATGACCATGTTAGGTAACTTCAAAGCTGATTGTACCCGTAACCAAGGACATTTTATCACAACACTCCCTAAGAATGGACCATACTGGTCCTTGGACTTGTCCAAGGCCACTGATTCATTCTCGGTGGAGTTCCAGGAAAAGGTATTATCCATCATCTTTGCAGATGATGTATATGCCTCTTCATGGCGTGATATAATGACCAACTACGCTTTCTATTGCCCATGAGAGGGCCGTGACGTTTGATACCGTCAAGGTCAACCCATGGGGGCTTATTCCAGCTGAGCTGTCTTCTCCTTATGTCATCATCTTTTAGTACAATTATCAGCTAAAAGAGCAGGTTTAACCCTACCTTTTAATGATTATGCACTATTAGGTGACGACATAGTATTAACTAATGGTAGTGTTGTAAAGCACTATCAGGAGTTAATAAACTCTGTAGGAGGGACTTTCTCTAAAGACAAGTCCCATACATCTTCTCAGATGTATGAGTTTGCTAAGAGATGGTTCCTCCAAGGAGTTGAGGTGACAGGAGCTCCTATAAGACCATTCTTGACAAAAGAAAAGTATACTTTCCTTACGGATCGTATATCTGATCTAATGTCAAGATGACAACCAGGAAGCGATTCCACAATGACCGTTGGGCTTCTATTTAGATTGTATTCTCTATTCCATCCACCTTTCAAAGCAGAAGGGTGGGCGAATAAAGGATATAATTACTGACTTCTGCC